GATCGGGGCGGGCAATGTAGGCGCCGTTTTCGTCGACAAACAGCGGTGTATAGTTGACGGCCGCCAGTAGCTCGTTTATAATCTCGAGCCTTGTTTTGCCGACCTCAAACTCCATCGGTACCGGCATAACTTCATCGGACTGCGTAATCATGTAAAAATCGTGACCCGCTCCGACAATGAGGTTTATAACAGCGTCGGTATACCGCGTGCCCTCCGGAAAGAAGATACGGTTTGTTATGGCGTCGGTGTGTAACAGCTGGTTGAGGTCGTATGCCTCGATATCCCTTATAACGACATTGTTATCGGCGGTGCGCGCCGGGGACGAGAGAATAAACACGCCCAGCGGCCACTCTATCCACTCGACGGTCCTGCGAATTTCGCCCCATGTCTTGGTAGCTACCTCGCCCCATGTCTTGGCGGCCACGTTGCCCCATGTGTTGCCGCGCGACATCTTAAGACAAAAGACGGGACGCACCCGCGCCGACAGGTAATCGATAGCCTCGTCGCGCATGGTGAACGTCGCCGTACGCTTTATAGAGTTTTGGGCAGAGTATGAGATACCGGCCGTCGATATAGTTTTCAGTGTACACTTGAACCGCAGGTTTTTGTCGAGTAGGTCATATCTAAACTTTATGACACGCTGCGGCGCGTGCAGTGCATCTATAATCTGTTCGCGGGTATACGACCCTTTTTGCAAAATCATGTTTTCACCGTCTCGTCGTATTCTGTCTCGCTAAGCACAAAAGATATCTCGTAGATGCTGCCGGTTCTGTTTTCGCGTGAGGCTCCGACGTTTGTGCATACGCCGTACATCTTTACGCGGCGGTCGCGGTACAGCATTATACTTTTGCTGTTTATCATCGCCTCGAGCCTTTTGTACTCGGCATACGATTTTGTTGTGTATGTAAGACTAAGCGCCCGGCGCTCAAACTCGTCAAACTCCGCGACGGGCTTGTCTCGTCCGGCAAACTCCATAAGCACCGGTCCGGTGTCGTTGGTGTGTCTGTCGTCGAGGTTGTGGCGTACCGCGTGCATAGACAACGGGTCCCCAACACTGAGCAGTACGGCTGTGGTCTGCATATAGTCGACTATGACGATATCGCTCTCGGTCTCGCCGCTGGCACCGACCGCAACAATGCGATATTGTATTGTGCCGTTCGGTGCAGACCAGTCGTAATACGTCTCGCTTTGCGTGGTGCCTATGCGTATCCACTCCAACTCGGTTAGCCTGTATATATCGTTGCGTATTACCGGCTCGCCGCCAGCGTCCGGGTTGTCGATGGTCAGCTCAACTATGTTGTTTTTTTTTACCGCAATAAATGACGGCTGGTCGGGCACCGAGTAATCGGTGCTGATTGCGTCCTCTGCCCAGGCGCTAAAGACGCCGGTACTGTCCTTTGCCCGTACCCTGACAATAAACTGCGTATTGTTCTGCAGTGTTATCGGTACGGCGAAAAGCTGCTCGGCAGTCTCGGCGTACATATCGATAATATTGATATTGTTATAGTCTATCTGCACCTGGTATGCCGTCTGGTCAAAGACGGTCGACCACTCTATGGTCGGGCGGGAGCTCGTAAAGATGCTGGTTATAATGGTCGGCGCGTCGGTAGGTGTGCCGATATTGAAAAACTGCGACGCCGAAAAATCGGACGTAACGCCGCCTGTGTCTATAGTGCTTACCCGCCAGAATACCCGCCCGCTCGGCAGCGACGCCAGCGGTATTACGGCAAACTGGTTTGCCGTAGTGCCGCTAAATGGTGTCCAGTTTATATTGTCGCCGGATACCTGCAGCAGATAACCCGCCTGCGGGAAACCAGTGTCGCGTGATCGGTTGTGTACCCACTCGAACCGGACGTTTGTTTCTGTGCTCGGGTCCACATTTTCCCCACCCACAGGTAACAGCGGCGTCGGGCGCTCTGTGGCGTCTTCGATTGTGACAATTAGTGTTGTTTTTCTGGCATGTCCTGGTATGGCTATATTGTCATATCCATCAAGATAAAGATTCCCGACTGTTCCGCTAGTTGATCCTTCAAAAACTCCGTTGTAAAACCGTATTGCCGAGTTGTTTAACTCAAAAACCGATATATATCCGAGCAGTTCTAAATCAATATTCTGACCACGATGTATTAAGGTTCCTTGTGGTATAAACACGCGATCTTGAAGCCATCGTGTATTACCCTCTGGTCCAAACTCTCTACGTAAAATCCAGTCCTCAACCATTATTCCGCTTTGATCGGTTGGATGATCTGTAATTCTGCGTGTAAGTTTAACACTCGTAACTCTTCCACGAGCCGGTCTTGGTATAGGGGACAATAATCTAAATTCAAAATATGCCGCATCACCTGTCGTATAGTCGAAAAACTCGTATCTTTCTAATGCCATTATTTTGCCCTCGCTTCCTGTCGCGCCCGCTCATTTACCTTTACGACCTGCGCGACGTTCTGCATGTCACGGGACGAGACAGTAATGTTGTATGTGTTGCCGACGCCAATATTTCCGATACCGCCCGCGTATGCCGGGGTTTTACCGTTTAATATGTCCATGCTCTTTTTATGAGGGATAACAGCCGTGCCTCTGGGCAGCAGCGCTATCTCTGGGCCCTCTTCACCGACTAGCGCAATGCCGCCCGGGTGATAATCTGTACCGCGGGCATGTGCCGGTATTGGCCGGGACTGCGCCTCGTTCACTTTTGCACCTAATGTGTCTGTGACTTCCCCGACTGCAGCCATAGAGCTGTTTAGCTCGGCAGACTTGCCGATAATAACGGCGATAACCGCCGCGAGCGCGGTCATTACCAGAACGACCGCCATTATAATACCTATAGTTTTCCACAGGTCTTTGTTCATAATCTTGGCGGCGTCGCCGATGGCTTTCATGCTGCTTGTGACCTTGCCGATTGTGTTTACTATCATTATTACGATAGACAATACCATAACCATAATACCAACAATTTGTAGTGCCTCTGTCGGAATAGATGTCAATAACTCTACTAAAAACGTGAGTATCGGCAGCAACGCTATTGCGAGGGTCTGCTCAAGCATTTTGGACTGAGCGTCGAATTTTTTTAGCAGCCCGTTTAACTGGTCAAATTTGCGTATTGTCTCCTGGCCCATAACAAGCCCCAGCTCGTGCGCCTCGTCGACCATTGCCGCCATTTCCTCGCGGCTCGTTGCCAGTATGGGCTTTAAATCCTTTGACGATTTGCCAAAAAGCTGCATAGCCACAGCATCGCGGGTTGCCTCGTCCTTTATTTTGCTCAATGCGTCGACGACATCCATATAAACCTCGGTGGAGTCGCGCAGTGTGCCGTCTGCGTTTTTATATGCGACGCCGAGCTGGTTATATGCCTCTATGGTCTGCTGCGAGCCATTCTGCGCCTCGAGCATGCTGTTGTTGATTGCAGACATACTGTCTACGAGTAAGTTTTGGTCGTTATACAACTGCTCGCTAGCATATGACAACGCCTGTATCTGCTCGACGGTCAGGCCGGTTTCGGTGGCCATGTTATTAAGCTCCGAGGCATATGCCGCGGTCTCTTTCGTCCACTCGACAATGTTTTTTATCATTTTTGTTGACACGATCAAAAGCGCAGTGGACGCGACCGCCATGCCGTCGATGCTCTCAATGGCTTTTTTTGCGCTTGCAGGCAAATTTATACCAAAGGATTTGGCAAGCTCTATAATACCTTTACCCAGTCGGCTGTTTTTTTCTGTTACCTCATCCTCGGACAGACCGTACTGATGCATATAATCGGCGGCGTTGCCCAGCTCTGCCGAGTTTTTACGCAGCGCACTCTCCATGTTCAAGAGCTCGGTCTGTGCCTTGTTGAGCGATATCTGCCAGTTTAGCGTGCGCTTGTCCGTCGCCCCAAATTGGCGCTCGGCGTGTTGCAGCGCCGCTTTCAATCGTGTGATTTTCTCTTGCTGTGTATCTAACTGCCTATTTAGCACATCACCGCGGGCAGTGAGCGCTGCGACACTTTTTGCGTTATCTTGATACTGCGCCGTGGCAAGCTTCATTTCGGAATTTAAATTACGGTGCGCGTTGTTTATTTCGGTAATGCTGCGCTTATACTCCCGTTCGCCCTCGAGAGCAAATTTGGTTCCGATTGTTCCCACTGTGTCACCTCCCAAAACCTTTAGCGGTAAATATCATCTTCATTGACAGCAAAATCGTCGTCGTCCGGGTCGAAACCGTCGGGAATGCTGCCGTCTTGTTTTTCGGCCTCGTCCGGTACGGCGTTTGCTTTTTGGTGCATCTCACAGAGTTTTGCGATTTTCCGCATAGTCAAGCGCCATGTCTCTTTCTCGGAATATCCCAAAAGCACTTTGCCGAGATAAAAATACCAAGCCAGGCTATCGGCATCTTGTTTTATTCCTGCTTGGCTTGTGCGTTTTTTAGTTCTTCCATAGCTTTGTCTAGGTCTTCCTGCGACATCTCGGGGTTACCGTTTGCAACAGCCTCGTAAACTGCGGTCTGATAAACCGGGTAGTTTTTGGGCGTTATATGGCGTGTAATACCATTTTGGGTAAACAGAGGTATCCACTTTTCGCGCGGCAGTCGCTCGTTCTGTGCCTCGATATCGTCATTTACCATGACAGATAAAAGAAATGTGACGACCTGCATCACCTCTATAACTTTTCCGCTACTCATAATTCTATGAAACTCGTTGACGGTTCCGTATTCCTCCAGCACCGCATCGAGTGCGTTTAGGTTGAAAATTAAAGTATAGGGCGCACCGTCTATGTCGACGGATACGCCCTTTTCTTTTAATGTGCTCATTTGCCCTTGCCCCCGCTTTCGGTCTGGCTCGGTTCCTCAACAGGTGCAGAGGCCGGCGCGACCGGAGCTCCGGCAGGGAGAACCACCGAGGTTGTCATTATATCTACTGGTATAACATAGTCTTCGGGTTTGATGTTTATAAACAGTTGGTCAATACAATGCTGTGCTGCCTGCGGCGTGTCAAAAGACGACTGTAGTTTCCAGTCTCCGTCCGGTGTCATAAGCATTTCCCCGACTGTCGTCGGAGTTGTAAACGTGATATCCCGCTCTTTAGTCCTGAACGCCAGAGTCGGCTCGCCAAAACTGGTTTTATACAAAAACCACACTTCGTAGGTCCTTTTGCCTCCACTGTTGTTTTTGTACATCGGCGTGTAAAACGCAACGCCGAGATATCCTGCTGCGTCATTAACATTTGATTTCAACCACTCGGGTTTTCTGGCGTTTGTATCAGCGGGGATGTGCTTATGGCCATAAAAATCCTGCTGGGTTTGGTAATCGAGGTCTTTTACGCCGATAGAGAGCTGCGCATCCGCAAACTCTGAGACTTTCTCATCCGGACCGTCCTCGGCAAACAGTGTCGCGTTTGCGTTATTGACGGTAAGTTCGGCGCTTATAGATTTGCCGACTCGGCGCTTGCCGGAGTAAGCGTAACTGACCTCCTGCGTGGTTGGGTCTGTTTCTTCTTGGTATTTTGCATATGTCAAATATCTAAGTCCGATTTTAGCCATAGCTATAATCCTTTCTGCTTTAGGTATTCGTCCCACATGAATTGTGTGACGGTTTCGGTTTCCGGCTCGGCCGCCAGCTCTGCCATATCAATAAAAAAGCTGCCCGGTATCTCCGAGTTGCCATAGTTTAAGATAGCGGCTTTCAGTGCGTTGCGCGTACCGTTCTCATCTGTCCCCGATGGGCTTACATCGATATACGTGCCGTCGCCTGTGGTTTTTGTCTTTTTTGGAAAGACGATGCTAGCAAGCATGCTGCCGGTTTTAATGAGCCTTTGCGACCTGATGATTGATTTCCATTTTTCCTTAATGATTTTCGCTCCCGCAAATACCAGCCTGTCGGTAATATCGTTGTCGAGCTCGCCAAGCTCTGCCATCTGCTTTATGATTTCGTCGAGCCCGGTTGTTTCGACCCTGCCCATCAGTCCATATCCTCGTCAATTGCGTCAATTGTCTCGACACGCAGCGGGATATGGTAAAACTTTGTGTCCGGCTCGTACAACTCGGGACCAACGGAAATAATGGAATAATCGGCCGCTTTTAGCCGGCGTTTTATTATTTTGACCAGCTCGCGCCAGTCTGTGCGGCTGTAAACGTCGACAGACATCAGAACGCGCTCGACATCATTGTCGTCCTCGACAAAAAGGTCGCCTGTTTCGCTTATAAGCTGATAGGTGACGAATTGACGCGTTTTGTCGTCAAACTTATACGGCGGTCTTTCGACAGGACAGCCGATGCCGACCAATATCTGTTTTATCTCCACAAAATCACCTCTTTGCACATACCAGCTCTAAATCGTCCAGCGACAGCGCAAAATCTCGTACAACGTCGTAGGTATCGCCGTTGTATATGACCTCGGTTTCGCCGGAATACTCGAAACTCTTAACCTCGAAAACGCGGTCGACGCGTCGGCCGATTGATTGGGCTTTGTAAAACTCGTCCCGTACCGCGCTTTTCATAAATGCAAAAATCTTTTTTGCGGTAGGGTTTTTGCCGTCGATAAAGCCGGCATCATTACGATTATCGTGAGGATGCTGCAAAATTATCGTTACCGATTGTTTCATAAGCCGCCCCCCTCGTCGTCATCGTCGGCCGGCGCAGGTAAGGTAAAACCGGAAAGCGCGAGAGATATTTTCAGCAGTATATAACTGTTGAAAAACTTCTCGCTGTCCGGGTCGTTGCCGAAATTTGCTTTTGCGTAAAGGATGACGGCCCGCTTTATAAGCGGGTCGTCTAAATCCTTATCGTCTGAACTGTTGTAATCCGGGATATTAATCCCGGACAATTGCATATCAGCAATGCACGCGGATATGATATCCCCGATTTCGTCGTCAAAGTCGGTCGACGCCATTATCCGCAAAGCTTTTTTAGTTGCATCTAACAGCTTTGCCATAGACAGCCACCAACTAGGATATGGTTATCATGCCGAATGACTGATCGTTGGACAGAGTGCACTCTCCGCGGGCGTAGGCTGCCCATGTATGCACATGGTTCTTGATATCGCGGTCGTTTTCGACCATGATGTCCTGAATCATGTTATACGGGACCTTGTCCGGGTTGCCGACAAGAATAATGTTGTCGGCGACGCTTTCCTCGATATGGATTTCCGCGCCAAGCATGATACCCTCGACGCCCGGCTGCATGGACTGCTGGAAGATAGGCCTGTTTACATCATCGACTATGCTGGCTATCTGGGCATATAGCGTATAGTTGTTGACGTATACAACTTTCTTCGGGGCGTGTTTTAGTACAGCATAGAGCCCGGTCACGTTTGTAAATACGAGGGGACCGGTAGCTGTAAGCTTGTTGGCCGCGCTAATACCAGTAATTATGGTATCGATAGCGTCGTCGGACATTGCGGAACCCATCTGATCGGAAAGCTCTTTCACGAGATAAGCGTCAAGCGCAGGGACACTCATAAGCGACATGGCATAGCTGATGTCGATATGTTTCGAGAAATCATTACCCTTAAGGGTTATCATCTTGAACTCGTTTTCCTCTGCGTCGTTTCCTGTACCCTCCACCACTTTTTTAGCTTTACCTGCAATAATGGCGGTATGTACAGGAATTTCGATAACGGTGCCGGAACGCATCATAAACACATCGTTCAAGATAGAATGCTCTTGAGATATGTTTTCCCATATCTCGTTGAGCATGGTGTGCGGCACCGGCGCATTTGTCATACCCGTTGTATGGGTAAAGGCGCGTTTTTCCTCCGGTGTGAAGTCTGCATCGCGGCCGGCAATATGCTTTACGAAAGCAGAACGATAATGCTTACTAGCAAACGGGTCTTTCGGCTCTGCATTGCGAGCGTTCGCATTGCCAAAAGTGCGAACAACGCGAGAACCTGCGTTTTGTGCGACACGACCGGCTGCGCGACTGCGTTTGCTTTTCGCGCCTTTGGCGCTTCTTTTCGATGCTTTTTTTCTCTTTGCGCGCTCGTCCAGCAGCTCTTCGACGACCTCTTCGAGGATAACGACATCCTCTTCGGACATCGGCTCGTCTGCGACGATTTCGACGATGAGATCGGCAACAGCTTCTGCGTCCGCATCCGGGTCGGGCTCGATACCGAGATCGAGGTTGCGGGACTCGTCATCGCCAAAGTTGCCAATGGCTTCGAGCAGTGCGTTTATCTCGTCGTCTGACAGCTCCTCGATTTCTTCTGTGCTAAGACCGAGTATTTCTGCAATATTCATGGTGTCCATTTAGTTAATCCTCCAAAATTCGTTTTTTACGTTGATAATAATTTCGTTTCTTGCGGGCCCGCTCTCGCAAGTCTGCGGCTCTGCCAGTGCTCCCCTGGCTCCGTTGCGCTTTACCGCCAGTACTCCCCTGGCTTTTCTGCGTCTTTGTGCCGGTACTCCTCCGATACATCAAAGAACGAGCGGATATAGTAGTCGCCGCATTGGCCGGAATGGACACAGCCGACACGTCGTATACTTTCTCGATTGCGGTGATTGTAGAGAGGTTTTGCTCCTCGTCGTAATCAATTCCGTTTGCAGCAATAGAAAAGCCGAAACTCATTTCAGTGATGAGACCGGCTTGTATTTCTTCGTATAGCTCTCTGGCCGCAACAGATTTGCTTAAGTCCGCGGCAACAAAAAGCCCCGTTTCGTTGACTTCAACTATAAGAGTGCCGTTGCTTTGCCGGGCAAGAACTTTGCCCATGTGATCGTACTGCATAATGACATCACGCAGGTCTGCGTTTTCAAAAGCTCCTGCGTCAATTTGCTCTCTATATACCGTTGTCCCGTCTTGCCAAAGCGTATACGCTAACGCAAAGGTTGTTGCATATCCCTCGACATAGCATTCGCTCTCTAGTCTGCGTGGCGTGTTTTCATCCTGCGTTGGAATCGATAGCGGGGTCATCGCTCGATATTCCCGCGTTGCTGGTTTGCGTGGCATTTATATTACCCTCCTCGTCGATTTTGAGTTTTTTTACTTTTGCGTAATCCAAACGGACATAATATTCATTGCCGAGGCCATCCGGCAGCGGGCTCATGTTAAATACTTCGCGCCCGTCGTCCTGGTTCAGCATTCCGCGGTCAAATAAGGTCGATACAATATTGATTTTTTCCTCGTTGGTTGCATATTGCAGACGGTTTGCCGTCCACACGATTGACGTGCCCTCTATAATTTCATCTAGTCCGAATGTCATGTTCGACATAACCAAAGACAGCTTTATCGCAAAGGGTTCGATGCGCCCCTCGTAATAAGCTGTCCAGATTGCCGAATTGGTGTATTTATTTTGTATGATCTCGTCCGAGACTCCAAAGTATGAATAAACATTTTCGCGAATCTCTTTAGCCTGTGCCGGGTTTACTATCATGGCTTTACTGTCAATTTGCTTCACGTCATCAAACCTGTTGTCGAAAACCGCAATGCCATTATCGTTATCTGTCCCGAGGTTATCCTCGCGAAAATTTTGGCGCGCCTCGGCGATATCCTCAGGTTTTACTAAGCCGTTAAGTTTGCCAAAAAAGCGTATACTTGCCGCGTTTTTGATGCCCTCGATGATACCCTCGTTTTGGGTCATCATGACCTGCATATACGGGTCTAGCACACGGTTGTTTTCGCCAAATAGCGGGTCGAGGTATGTCATTTGCGACAGTATACCGACCTTGCCGAGTTCGATTTTGTCCTGTCCGTTGTAAGTCGTGCGGTATTCCAGGTAGTGGATACCGTTTTCTTCGATTATGCGGCAAGATGTCGGAAGTAACGGGAAATATCCGTTTACCTCACCAGTGACGTTGTCGTATAGCGGGATTATAAACGCATTGTTCTGTACAGCGAAGATTGTCGCCAACTGATATAAGAATGTTGTCGTATCCTGCAGCGGGTTAGGCTGAAATTGCAGTAATCGCTCAAACTGCGGGTCGTTATCGCCCTCCAGCTGCGGTTTTAGCTTTGAAACATGCGTCGCAAAGGTATGTATGGCCGCGCGGACGAGCATCATCTCATATAAACCGCCGTCAAACGTGCTGAATGCCGGTGTGTACATTGGGAACAGCTCGAAAAACTGTCTTATGTCTCTTCGGCGCTGCGGACGTCTAAACCTATCCCAAAAAGCCATGCTGATATCTCCTGTCAATCACTATTTAGTGTTTCAATGTCGCTCCTGTTGTCACAGAGAACAATATATCCACAAAGCAACGAGACCGCGCCGTCAATGCGCAGTCTCGGGTCTAATTTTTTTACCGGTTGTATGTTACCGTTGATGTCGATGCGAACCTCAGTATTGTACAGACACCACTTATCTATCGGGTTGTTGTTATAAACTATCCGCTTGCCCTCGAAGTCGGCTTTTATGTCTTTCATCGGCGTGGACAGCGTTTTTGCGCCCTGCCGGATTTCTATCATTGATTTGTTGCCAAAGGTCTGCCGAAACCGATCGAGCAGCTCGTCTGAAATATGCCACGGGTCATATCCGATATGGCGGATATATAACCCCTCGTCGACTAGTTCGGTAAACCAGTCTAGTATGACCTGCTTGTTTACCTTGTTTCCCTCAACGACGCGCATAAAGCCTTGCTGCACCCAGCGCTCGTATGGTACGTTGTCGGGGCCCTCTTGTTTGCCGAGTTTTGCGGCGGCATCCAGTTTTGCCTGCGGTATCCAGTACATAGACCGCACGTATATTTTGGGGTCGTCCGGACGCACACAGAGAACCTTTGCAGAGTTTAGGTCTGTGCTGTCGGCAGCGTCGAAACCTCCGACGCCATAATCAAACTCGATATCGTATGTTTCCTCGTTGTCGAGCTCTTCCCACTTTAGCCACGCAACAGAGCTGTTTTGCTTAAGGTTGAAGTCCTTAACGAGTACGGTCGGCTTGAATGCCGGGTCTGCTTTTGCTTTTTCTACAAAGCCGCGCAGCGTTTTTGTCTTTTTGATTGTGCCGAGACCGGGATTTGCTTTCATCCACATATCCTCGTCGTCCCACTCGTCCGGCGAATCGAGCTCATAAATAAAGGCGAGAAACGCATCGTCTATTATGGTACCGTCGAGGACCTTGCAAGCATAATCATACTGGCTATCAAAAACACCCTCGCGGACAAAGCCGTTAGTGGAATTGCAGAATAGTATCGCCTGGTCTCGAGAGGATACCGACTGTTTCATATCGTCGTATATCGACCTGTTTTTTATTGCCTCCAGCTCGTCGATTGTGACTGCATGGCTGTTGAGGCCGTCCAAGTTGTCGCTGGCCAACGCCTTTATGCTGCCCATGTTGAGGTGACAATAAAGGTCTGCGACACGCTTGCGTATATGCTTTCTCAGCGCCGGCGACTGCTTAATCATCTTCCATGTCTCGTCAAAGCCTTTTCCGGCCTGGTCTCGCTTGGTAGCGACATTGTATATTTCGGGAGAGCCCTCACCGTCGTTTATAAGTAAAGCGAGGGATACCGCCGATGTCTCGGTCGTCTTTCCGTTTTTGCGGCCCTCTATTGTGAGCACTTCGCCATATTGGCGCAGGCCGGTATTTTCGTCTATAAAACCAAAAGCCGCTTGAAACTTCGCTTTTTGAAAAAGCTCTAATCTCAAAGGGGCTCCAAGTTTGCCTTGTGCTTGTTTACAAAAGGTCTCTATAAAATCGATATGATCGTTCGCTAAAAAATCGTCGAAAATATAAGGCTTGTATTTTGACGGGTGCTCGAGCTTGTCGGCGAGTATGCGGTACTGCTGTTTTATGCGGCGGCTCGCTATTATCTTTCCGGTCAATACTGCGTCGGCGTACTGCTCGAGATAATTACTCATTGGACCGCCTCATCATTTTATCTATCATGTACTTGCCGAGCTCGTCACTGTCGCCCGCTCCGTCCGGACGGAAATCAAACAGCTGCCGGATGATATCCTTATAGTTTTTTATCATCGTGTTGTAAACTTCTATCTCGGGGCTTTTCTTGGTCCCGTACTGGTTCTCTCCGTTTTTGTATTCCGAGACGCAGCCGTTCTCGTTTATGCCGGCGATAAGGTCGTCAAGCGTCACGGACATGAACGCGGCGTTTTGCATCAGCGGCGACAAAAGCTTAACAGCTGATGCGTCCAGGCTGTTGATGATTTTTTTTATTTTGAGAAACTCTTTTCTAATCCGCTGCTCTTTTGTCGGAGGTAATTTCTCTGGCAAAACTTCTCAATCCTTTCCCAGCGTTTGACACTACACCCCCCTCGCGCGCCTGCGCGCAATAAAAATTAACTGCGGCTC